AGTTGACCGCCTTCAGCCAGGTCTCAACCTCGCTGGCGATGCGCTTGTCGATGCGCCGGCTGGACGCTTCGAACACCTTCCATTCCCGGCTGACCACTTCTAGCTTCCGCTTCTGCAGGATCGCGAATGCATGCGGATCGCGACGGATCTCGTCATAGACCTTGTAAGCGGACGCACCGCCGCGCGAGACCAGCACTTCGTCGGTCGGCTGCAGGATGGTCTGGAAGCCAGGAACAAACGGATCAGACTGTACGGTTGCGATTTCGGTCGTGACCGGGTTTGCCATGTTACATCCTCAAGAAACAAGCGCACTGCCGGATATCGTCTGCGCGAACTGCGCCAGCTGATTGGTGACTTCCTTGCTTTCGTTCACCGCGCCGCCGCCGATCGGTCCGCTGTCCTGGTTGGACGCGAAGTAGGCGAGCGCACCGGCAATGGCGCTGTCGCCATGTCGCTTGTGGCCATCGGCACCGATGGTGTGAGCGTTGTCCGGAACTTTGACTATGCCTCGCGTCATCTGAAGCAGGCGGTAGTCACCCAACGTGTCATCGTCGCGCGGCAGGTTGAAATAGCCGTTGTCGAAGCCGTCCTTCAGCTTCGGCATGTTCAGCATGTACCAGTCCTGGCTGAGCTTGATTTCCGAAACCAGCGAGGGGCCGAGTTTCTGTCGCGTGACCTCTGCCAGGAATGCACCATTGCCGCCGGCATCGAGGGCAGCGTGAAAGAACCGTGGCAGACTGTCGATGATGTAAAACAGGATCTGCTGTTGCGTCGTAAAGGGGACGTCTCGCAGCTCCAGGAGGAGCGGCGTGTGCCGCTGTAGATTTCCGGACACCAGCATCGGATGGATAACGGACAAGTCCTGCGATCGGGCGAAGTCCTGACCAAGGCAAGAACGCCAGGAGCGCTCGACCTTGTCGAGAATGGGTTTCAGTTTCTCCACGCAAAAGGCTTTCGCCTCGGCTTTGCGAAGATCTTCCGACCAATCGACGAAACCTTTCGGTGGCGTCCAACGGATGACGGGGATTTCCGGATCCATCACCGATTCAATCAGGGCACGCGAGAGGTAGGCGCCACCTAATTGCGAGGGAATGCAGAACAGCTCCTCGTCAGCGCCGGCCGCATAGAATTTGATGATCTTCTCGCGCCAGTCGGCTTCCGCCTCGGCAGACCACTCCTTGCCAGTGACAAGGCAGATACGCTCGTATAGGCCGTCCTGCAGCGCGCTGTCGAGATCGATCTTCAAATGGGCATAAGGCAGCTTGCCAGCGTGGACCTCCTGGATCTGCTGGTTGAAGACGTTTTCGAAGCCATTGTGGGTCGAGCAGACGATAACCTTGCCGCCCCACATCAGGAACGCCAGTGCGGCCTTCAGCAGCTCGCCGAGGTTATCGACGAAAGCGGCCTCGTCGATCATGACGACACCCTGCTTACCGCGCAGAGTGCGCGGAGCAGACGAAAGCGCGATGATCTCAAAACCGGATGCGAAGCGAATGCGGAACGCCTGGATCGACTTGTCGCCCTCTTTCGACTTGTCCTCGAACAGGAATTCTTCCGCTTCGAATGCGGCGAGCGAATAGGCGCGAGCCCACATGGCGCAGGCGTCGATGAACTCTCGCGTCATGTCCTGGGCGTAGGAGATGTACATCACATCCATCCCGCCTGCTGACTTTTGGCGAGCGGCCTTCAGCGCTGCATAGGCAGCAAATCCAAAGGTTAGACCGATACGACGGGACTTTTCGACGAACAGAACCTGGACGGCCGACGATTCCATCAGCGTGACGACACGGCCCTGATAGGCAAGCAGAGCCTTCGGCAGGCCGACCTTCGCGACGACGTTCTCCATCTCGTCGGTAGAGAGACGCCGAAGTTTCGCCCATTCCTCTTTCGAGATCGGCCCGCTCATGGCTTCTCCACCCCGAGGATCTGCGACAAGATATCCTGGGCGGTTTCGGCGCTGAGGCCTCTGGACTTGGTGACGCTGTTGACAGCCTTTTCCGCCTTATCGGCAAAGTCGGCTTCGACCTTCTGACGACGAGCGGTGGAGACGGTTTGTGCCTGGGCGGCGGCGCGCAGCGCGTTGGCGAGCGCCATAGCGCCCTTCGGATCAATGCCGCTTTCGCCAGCGCTGGTCAGCAGTTCGAATATCAGGGTCTTGATCGCCTCGGCGGCGATAAGCGTCAGGTCGTCGCTCGCCTGGGCATCGAACTTGCCAGCGATCGCGGTGGCAATCTCGCGCGTCTCATCCAACCGGCGCGTCATGGTGGCGAGCTTGAGCGAAAAGCGGTTGAAGGCGCTGAAGCTCGGGATCTTGATCTCCAGCTCGCCCCGATATTCCTTGTCCAGGGCCTGAAGCTTGGCGATGAATTCTTCATAGATCTCGGTTTGCGTGCGATCGCGGTCCTGCAGCTGCTCGGCCGCCCACGCGACAACCGGAGCACACGGCTCCGGCAGCATCTCGATTGTCGTTAGCCGGCCGCGTCCGTTCGCCATCGCTCAACTCCCCAGCGACGGGCGGGCGACCCCGGCAATGATGGAACGGCGTTCGACGTGGTCCAGGCCGGTCTGCGTCAAGGTGGCAATGACAACGGTTCCGGCTTGGACCGTGCGCACTGCGCCCAGTTCGGCAAGCTTGGAGATCTGAGTGCGAACCCAATCACGCGAACGCGTATGGCCGAAGGTTTCCAGCACCTTGGTCAAAATGGTCTCGTTCATGGTGGCATTGGCCTCCTGGGCCAGCGCCTTCAGGATCGTCAGCCGCGCATCCTGAGTAAGGTACTCGTCAAAATCGCTCATCATTCGCCCCCACGCTTGAGCAGAAAATCTTCGACGCGACGGGTTGCGCGCTCGGTTGCCTCGGAGGACTTGACCATCGAGTTGATTTGACCTTTCAACTCGGCGAGATCGAGTTGCATCTTTTGGAAGCTGAGGGCGACATTCCAATAGCGGTTGCCCTGATAGTGGATTTCACCGCTGCCCTTCTTGGTCTTGATGGCCTCGGACGCGAGCAGCCAGAGCGATGATTGCGCGGCAGTCGGCTGACGGACGATCGTCGAAGGTGCACGCATGCTCGCCTCGAAGGTCTGCAAGAAGCTGCGGCCCCGGCAGTTCTCGGCGCGACGGCCTAACTGCTCGTTGTGGTCCTCGATCTGTTCGGCGACATGGCGGCGGAAGTCCTCATAAGGGATGGCTCGCGTCATGTAGTTTTCCGGCTTCGCGTCCGGCTTGTTGCCGGTGTACGCGCCGCTGCAGAAGGGATGCTTTGAGATCGCCTCGGCAAGATCACGCCAAGCGCGCTCGATCGGCTTTGACTGACCGGCGTAAGGCCGGGTGAAGTGGACGTTGATGCCAAGCGTCGTGAGCAAGCCGCGCGGATCTTCCGGCTTCACCTTGAACCGAAAGCGCTGCACGGCATCGCCGCTAATCCATTTCGAGGCGAAGGCCTTGCCGTTGTCGATATACATGGTTTCGGGAATGCCGTAGCGCTCGACCATACCGCCGATGACCAGGCGCACGGCTTCCCACGTTTCGGCCTCGGCCAGGCGGTGCGAGAGGATCAGGCCAGAATAGAGATCCTGAATACCGATGAGATAGAAGCGCACCGGCTTCTTGTTCCAGGGCACGTCAACGAACACGTCGATCTTGTGCCCGTCCATGTTGACCGCCTGCATCGCATGAAAGTGGGCGCGGCTGCGACGCTGGGCCGGGACCAGCGTTCTCGCCTTGTCCTTGCCCTGCCGCTTCAACAGCGCCGCTGCCTTGCCAACATCGGCTTCCATCCGGCGACGGAGCGTGCGCTCGGAAGGAACTGGTTCCCATCCATTGCGCTTGGCAGCTTTTGCCATGCGGCGATAGCAGGCGGAAAACGCCGGTTTTTCGGGGCGGAGATAATCCGACGTGAGGACTTCCCATGCCTTGGGATGGCATTCGGCCAGATCGGCAACAGTGCCATCGTTTCCTGCAAAGTCGGGAGCGAGCGCCGCCAGATGGTCCTCGGCGTCAAGGCCCTCGGTCATCTTGCGCCAATCGTAATAGGCCGACTTCTGGACACCAGCGTCAAACGTGGCAATCGCGACGGCAGCATCGCGGCGGATCGAACGATCGCGCACCAGCTCTTCGACGCGACGAAGCACCTTTAGCCGCGTTTCACAGATGGCTTTATGGTCCTTTGAGAGCTTGTTGAAGCGTGCCCAAAGGGCATCTTTCCGTGCCCTGACCGCCTTCGTTTCCGCATCGGTCGTGTCAGCTGTGATGAAGGCGAGCCGATCCCTGGCCTCTTTCGGCAAGAGAGAAACATGATACTTGAAGCCGCCACCCCCTTCGCGTCCGTCCGCCTTGCAGAACAGCGCAGGATTTGCACGCCAGCCCTCGGCCTTAGCCTTCTTGGCGAAGCCGCTGAGTGATGCGGGCAAGCCGGGTAGGGAGAGGGCGAGCAGCTCGGTAAAGGACAGGAACTCATCCATGCCTATGCGCCTCTCTTCGCTATGGTGACGGGACGCGCCGACTGCCGGCGGATTTCCGCCTCGATGCGCTTGCGCTCTTGGCGAAGCCGGGCGATTTCGGCGAAGCGTGCTTCGTCACCAATGAGGACGGTGACGCCCTGGATGGAGGCGACTTCGTCCCAAAGCCAAAGGGCTCCCGTGGCGTGCACGAAGGCCGTGAAGCGGATTAGCGTGACGTCGTGGCCGGTCTTGCTCTCGGCCGTGTAGGCATCGAGCGCGGCCTTGCTGACATTCGCCAAGCCGAGATATTGCGCCATCCGGGCGACGATCGTGGGGCGATCGTGGGGGCACTCGCGAATAGCCCGAGCCATCGCGCGTTTGATCTTGGTGCGATAGCGGTCGATGTCGATGGATTGGACCGGCATGCGAACCGGGAAAATCTCCTGGCTCCAGAAGTCGAGCTGTGAAGGGTCGGTTTTCATCGAGCCTTCTCCATCGCTGCTTTGACCT